GGCCTCATAACCACTGAAGCTGCAGTGCCTGCTAGGGTTATAAGAAGTAGTAATACCCCTACCGTAAGAGAAGATGGCTCAGCTATACAACCAAATGACATATGGTTTGATACAGATGATGGTCAAATATATACAAGAAATTCTGCAAACAATGCTTGGGTAGCAGGACGGGACGCTACTCTAGTTACACTATTTGGTAGCACTAGTTTTACAGGTAGTACTTTAACTGCAGCTATGGCTACAGCACAGGGAGACATAGTTACTGTTACTAACGCACAAAACGCTACTGCATCCTCTTTGACTAGTTTAACGTCTACTGTAAATTCAAATACCTCTGCCATAGCCACCGAACAAACAACAAGAGCAAATGCAGATACAGCTTTAGCTTCAGATATAACTAGCTTAACTTCTACAGTTACAAGTAATAACAACACCCTTACTGCTTCTATAAACTCCGAAGCTACAACAAGAGCAAATGCAGATACAGCTTTAACAAATAGTATTAATAGTTTGACATCTACTGTTGGGGGTAATTCTAGTTCTATTACTGCTTTAAATACTACTACAGCTAGTCATACAGGCGATCTTAACGCTATGTTTGTATTAACCGCATCTACAGAATCTAATGGTAGTAAGTCCGTAGCAGGTATGGTCATTGGATCTAATGCTAGTAACGGCTCAGGCGCACAATCATTCGTGCAGTTCCAGGCAGACAAGTTCGCAATATGGAACGGAACTAATGCTAACGTAGCACCTTTTATTGTCAGTGGTGGAACGGTTTTTATAGACAGCGCACGTATACAGGACGGAGCTATAACAAATGCACGTATTTTAGACGGAACTATTCAAAATGCTAAGATTGGAGATGCCCAAATTACAACAGCTAAGATAGGCGATCTACAAGTTACAACGGCTAAGATTGCTTTAGCAAATATTACAACTGCACTCATAGGTGACGCGCAGATAACTAATGCAAAAATAAATGATTTAAGTGCTGACAAGATAAATGCGGGCACAATATCTGCTGACAGGATTGGTGCTAATACTATTACAGCAACAAAAATAAATACAACTGATTTATCTTTACCATCAAATGGTGGAGAAAAAACAGGTACTACGTTAGGTTACTGGCACGAAAACGATTTCAATTACAGGCACGTAGCTGAAATAGGTTCAGGCGCTGGGTTTTACACAGGATATGTAAGGGTGTTTAAGGGGTCTTTTGCTGGGCAAATTAAAACTATTAGCTTTTTAATTTCAGACGGTACCTTTGGCCCTAGTAGTTCAAATAATGTTAATACTAGCGTTACTTTCTCTGACACTACAAAAATAACCGAAAGTGCCTCTCACGCTATTTTAGTAACAACAGACTTACAATATTTAACTGGTGGATGGATTAGTCAAAGTAGGTTGACTACATCAAAAGATAGTGGGAATATCCCCCTAGCTTTTAGGTACACAGGCACAGGTACATTAAACTTTTTTATATACGCACAAGCAGATAGCAATTTTCAATTAATGGGAGGAGCAGATGTTAGATTTGTTAAATTTAGTTCATAGGAGAATACCAAATGGCTTGGAATAGCACAGTATCAGATCTACATACCTTTACTACTGAGATAACGGTTAAAAATATTTATCACAAACAAATAACAGAAAACGGTAAAAGCATTGTATACAACGTACATTTTAAAGTAGT